CGGCGAGGGCGGGCTAGAACCGACTTGTGTGCTGCGATAAAAAAAGATTCAAAAACATCAGATAGACGAGCCAACCACCAAACGATGGGACTCGCAGCAGAAAAAGAAAACAGAAAAAGAAAAATACATGATAGATTGAATGATATTTAGTAAGTATCTAGCATGACTAAATCACTTCATCACTCAAAATTTGAAAAGAAGAAAATATGTGGTGAATTGAATGATATTGGTAAGTATCTAGCATAACTAAATTACTTCATCATTCAAAACTTGAAAATGATTAGCGCTCAACGGGTCACTCTTCTTCGGCTTGAACACCTTCGTCTTCAGCGAGCGCGAGTTGCGCATTGATCGTTCCGAAAATAGGCGTGCCTGTTGTAGCGAACGCTGTGTTGAAAGCGCCTGGTCCAAATCCGATTCCCTTGGCGACGATCTCAAAATGTGCGACGATGATGGGTCTGACCGAGGCAGTGTGCCCGAAGACAAAGCATCTAAGTCTCGTGGTACCACCAGAGATTGAGAGAACGTTGAGATTTGTCTCGACGGCAGCGGGGAAGCTGAGATGCATGCAGGGAGTACGCTGGTCGACGGTAGAGGAGCCAACGACCTCGACGCAATTGAATTGCAAGACATCTGCTTCGCTTGACGGGATCCTAACGCGGCTCGGGAACAGGCCGGCGTAGACTCGGATACCAGCGGCAACCGGCATAACGGTTCGAACGACGGCTCTGGTGACGTAGAATTCAGCGTAAAGCGGCATGAGGGTAGAGACGATGCTGTGGGAGCTAAAATCGAAGTCGATGACATTAACGTTTGCCGCGAGTCCGGCGAACGGGTGACTGAAGATTCGGGACAACGGGTCATTTGTAGAGACGTGGCCGGGAAATAGCCCTTCGACATTAACCGAGAGCGTGTTTGAAGCAGCGAAAGGGATGGCCAAAGTCCCGGAAACCGTTGGAGTAGGTTGCGGAGCTGGTGTGTTGAATTGCTGTGCTGTTGCCATTGTTCTAATGATAACAAAAGGTCCTCACTGTCCGGATCAAAGAAGACATGATCATCCGTCACGACAACACCAGCAGGTACTGGAGCGTCGAAACCAGTGTGATAAGTGCACGGGACCTCATATTTATTAAACAAGGTAACCAACTCGGGAGCAGTTCGATCACGGAATTCGTTCAGTTCAGCCTTAGTGAGGAAAGGGAGAACTGCGGCAGCAACGCTACGAGCACAGTCAACTTGAACGTCAATCTTCCCGACAAGAGGACTATTCGGAGACAACGACTCGAAGAAGAACTTCCGCTCGAACAATTTGGCGAATACAACAACTGCAGCGAACACCCTTTCGAAGTCGATATGCGGATACTGAAGCCCGGTCCACGTTGTGACATGCTGCAAGTCCTCAGGCTTCGGACATCTCGAGATGTAAGATTGATATAATTCCTCAGCAGTGGTACCAGGCACCCTAATTCTGGCCAAGTGCTTGAAGACCGCTCGAATAGGGTCAACAAAGAACGCACGTTGAGTGAAAAATCGGCCAGCATGGTATGGTACGCCATTGCGATCAATCTTAATCTTGACCTCAGTAAGAGATGGATACGTCAAGGCATCACTAGCGGGCAAGCACAAGGCACTAGTAGCAAGATCATCCCCTTTCTGAAGAACTATGGCCTTGTCGAGGCCAGTAAAATTGCATGCAACAGTCATCAACATTTGGAACATATTAGCGATTAACGTGAACGGGTCGCCGGATGGTAAATTGTCGCATTGGAAACCGGTATATAACCCAGGAGCCATCGATTTAATCTTGATATATGAGCGTGACTCATAATACAAGTCCATCGTGTCCTTAGGTACACCGAAAAATACAGCCAGCTTACACATTGCGTCTATTAAGGCCGGCGTGTGTGACGAGTCTTGAGCAGAGACGTCCATCTGCACTGTGTTCATCGCCAATTCGTCCAAGGCACCTTCATCCTTCATTCGCTGATATAATTCCACATCAGAGTAACCCACATCCAGGTAAACTCCACGACGCAGCCAACGATGAACATTCGCATAAAGCAGGTGTGCGGCTAAAGCGAACTCGACAGAATATGCGGGAGTATTTGTGGTAATGCCTTGTCCATAATTCAGCTGTCCAACGTAACCATCAGTGAGTTTAACTTTCGACTGCAACTTAGCAAAAACTGTACGAGAGAAGCCATGAGGAGCGGTCAAAGGATTAGCATCACTAAAACTTTGAGCAGTCCCACTCGAACGTTCTGCGAACCAAGAGGAAATGGCGTCGCGACTGTCGAGGATGACCGTGACATCATCAACGTTCAGATAAGTGCTCACAAACTTCTGGAACAATCTAGTGCCTTCGTCGTCAATCAAGCTGCGTTTAGTCCCTTTAGCTGCAGTGCGCGAGAATTGTCGAGTGATCACATTCATGGCATCAGTCCAATTACACGAACTCAACTGAATGTCGGCTAGCTTATGCACGTCCTCGTAAGCAGAGCGGAACTCAGCTTTCTTGGAGAGCAGACCAACTTCACCGAGAGTTTTCAGACCGATGGCAGCAGGTGCATGGAATGGTAATAAATCCTGCTTATCTTCAAAGAGCTCGACGTTCGTGGACAGGAAGATCAGATCCTGGACAAATTCATTAGCAACATGCGGCACAACCTCAGGCAAAGTGACAGCAGAGGGCTCAGACGGCTTGATAGCAAGGAAGCGTTCACCACTTGAAAACGAGTCTTCGAATTTGACAGCAGCACTATCACTCAAGACGTTATCGAAGGTGTATGGCATGATATCGTTGGCACCATAATCATTTGCGCGCGCTTGATCTCTTCCCCTGACAACATCTATCAAATTCAGACCCGGCAAGATTGCTGTCACACTCATCTCGTCGCAGACGAAGGTTATGGAATTCGAGTGTCGAGTGAAGAGCACGACGAAGACACCAGTATTTGCAGCCAAGAAGCCTTTCTCGCCAACTTTAGCAGAACTAAAGAAGACGGAGTTTTCGACTCTTAACCCCTGAACTTGCGTGCCTGAAAGACCGCCAAAACCGTCCGGTTGACTGTCGGTGGTCCTAGTGATCATGTGCAAACACCGGTCAGCATGATGATTGTATAATGCCGGATTGATAATTCTGATAGATCGTTCAACTTTAGACCGCGTCAAGAAAAAGCGCACAGAACGCAGATTAACGATGGTCATAACGTCTTGAGGCACTGTATTCGATATGTTGAACCGCAGACGCCGGTCGCCGAATAGAGGCTCTTCACCAGTGGTCGCACCATGCTTGGCAACACCGGTCTGGAGCGTATCACCAACGATGACGATTGGGATCCCACGCTCAGTAGCACGAGCATACCAGCAGTACAAATGCGCTTGGTCGAAACGGAGGACCTCATCGACGATTATCATGTCATAATCATCAGGTATCTCCTGGAAGAACGTCACGGCTCGCGCATTGATCGATTGCTTCGCTGCCTTACGCGTCCATTCACGCTTCAAAGCGCGGCTAGGAACAACAACTAAAGCGGTCTTGCCAGTTTTCTTGAGCGCGGCACGCACGACAGATGATTTGCCACTACCCGCGATGCCATCAACGAAAACCCTCGGCTTGGCGAGACGATTAACGGCAGGTGTATTATTGAAGAATTTGTTCGCAAGTTTGACCATCGCGGCATCTTTCTCATTAGGAGGCACGGGCATGACTCGTGCTTCACAGAACCCTTTCGTAAGCCCATGGTTATAGAAATCGACATGCTCTTGCTCAAGAACTGCTTGAATAATCTGGGTCGCGCCACGATCAGGCAACTCAAGACTAAACTTATCTTGTGCTAAGAACTCACTTACAGCATCTTCATCTTCGAAACGATCATTGAATTGAACCTGGTACGGTGAGCAGAACTCAGGTAACGGGCTCGGGAATAAGGGCAGATCAGGTTCGAAGACTGAATTTGAGAAGCACGGTTTAGATGCACGAGAGCGAGTAAGCATCTTATAATTGACAGCAGGAGCGGGCGCATCTTCATCATGAATCCGATCAGGTTCAAACGCACGCTGAATTATGACAGGATCACCAGCAGCAACTGGATCATCAACGCCAAAATCAGCGATCTCAAAACTAGCCTCATCAGTCGCGTCAGAAACACCACAAGACGCGGCTTCAATGGCGTGCAAGCCATGCTGATTAACACCAGCAGCAACTGGTGTGATAACCGGCGGGTCTGGGCGCAACGCAATTGAATCGACCGTTTCGACCTCATCAGCTTCATTTATGACCTTAAGTTCAGGTATCGGAATCGCTCGCTCTTCCTCAACACGCTCAATGATCGGTTGCTCGATAGCTGGTTTAACGATCTCTGTACGCTCAACGATGGTGACACCTCGTTCATTCAACTCCCTCTCAGAACTGCGGACCATACGATCAGTCGGGGCTTTAATAGCAGCATCACTGCTTAAAACCACGAGATTGGGCCGCGGGAGAGCCGAATTAACTACCTCGATTGGGGGCGCAGATTTGGGACCCTCGAAACTCGTAGGAGGCCTGCCAAGACCTTCAAGTTCAGGCTTCTTGGTCTTCGTCAACTCCGTGCCTTCTTGCGTCGGCGGTAAGACTTCAACCAAAGCTGGTTTCGGTTTAGGTAAAGCAGGTTTAGCTCGCCTGAACGGAGTGATCATTGTTCGGATATGCACAAAATCGTTTCTAACCTCAAGCACATTGGCCGACGTATAATCGACAAAGAAGTCGTCTTCATTCAACTTGGTCGAAAAGAGGAAATCCTTGACGCGATCGAGGAACTTGGGTGCGTTGGGAGCAGTCTGTCGATGAAGGCTAAATGAGAAAAGATCACGGTAATATTGCACAAATCGCTCAGCAAAAGACCCATGAACGATGCTGGCGTGATCTATACTCTCGATAAATCGAGGCATTGCTTCAGAATACGAATTGCCATATTGCCTACTGGCCAAGATCGAATGCCCAACGACTGAATAGAGCTCTTCAATCGACAGTTCCCAACGCGACTCAATGACCTGCTCACCTATGCGAATCTCACCGAGCATTCCTCTCAACTTCAGCATAACTGAGTTGAACTTAAGCTTGCTGGAGTCCAATGAAGCCACATAAGCGACGATAGCTGAGAAACGCCTTTGTGGGACCGTGAAACACTTCCGCTTGGATGATTTGTCCCAATACGGTTTGATCAACGGCAAGACGATGAACTTATCACCAGGCACGACCCAGCGAATTGGATGATCTTGGGCCTGGCCAGACGCGACTGTGATCTTGAGCAGATTCAAAGTTCCAAACGAGCACAAGGATTCGCGCATAACGCCGAAACCCTTCATGCTTGGTAATGGGGAAGACCAACTGAGCATTGCCTCCATATCGTCCTGATAACCGGCAGAACCGCCTTCAAGATGATTAGTAACGATCTTCATCTGACCATCAACAATGCGACGTTGAAACTCGAGGCCACACGATTGATCAACGTAATGATCGATACGTTTATCGTTCAGCATCGGTAGCAGATGAGTCATCACATAAGAGGTGTGGATCCCATTTTCAACCATGTGCTTTATCATATCATCAATATGTGTCGATGTCATAGACAAAACCGCAATGATGGTATCAGCTTTGTCAAACTCGCAGTCTTGGAACTTATTACGGCATATGAACTTCTCAATTTTATCAGCACCAGGTAAGCAAACGCGCGTATGATCACGCGCATCGAGGATTGGCTGACAATTATGAGCTAAACGCGGCGCCATAATAGTTTGCTTGTTCGACAGACCGATTCCCTTTACCACCGAATTGACGCCAACACGTGCATAACACGTCCTGATCATGGCGTCACGCGCAGAATGCAGAATAGGATGAGGTACAAGGTTTATGCCATGAGCGAAATTGAATGATGGGAAAGTCTCTTGAAGATCGTTGATCCGAACGTTCTGCTTAGCACCAACTAAGATAGTAGGAAGTTCGGCGATCTTCTTGGCGACTTCAGCTTTCAACTTACGTATATGCCCTGATAGGGGTGATTCAACGCTCGAACTTTCAGCGAGCATCAAATGCGCAGCTTGAATCCTTTGCGGCACTTCGATGGGTGCATCAGAGCAAGCATAACTTGCCGCGGCATTTAAGACCGAAACGTCGCTAATACAAGGCGCAATAGCTCTCTTCGGCATGGCACCCATCGACGAAGTCAGCCAACGCTTACCGGTCATCTCGTGATCATTAATGTACCAGTCATCGGTTTGCACAGCAGCGAACATAGCAGCCAATTTAAAAGCTAAAGGCACGAAAGCAGCAACGTGTGCAGCGCCGGCAACGACATGCATCATTAAATCAGCCCATGGACAGATCGCGTTAATGTCGGTCAATACGGTCTCGAAAGCTTCACCGACGGGTATGGTGAGCCCTTTAAAGACATGACCCACGCCAGGAACTACGATCACCAAATTCGGATCCAAATGTTCGAGAGCCAAACTAGAGCACTTCGCCAAGAGGTTCAACATGGCATGACACGCAACCTCAGAGACTGTGATTCCGACCTCAGCAATGACCGTAGCCGTACCTGCGAGATTACCGACGATGGCCTCTGGTGAATAATCAACGGTGAGCAAAAACTCATCGAGATCAACAAAGCCGTCCGGAC